AGGTAAGGAGACTAAATGGTGTTATTCTGTGAATAAACCGGCGGTCCCATTATTTGAGATCGCATCCCTGATTCAGCACATTATTGTGCCTCAGGATACGGACACTTTGTGTCCTTTCACCCCTCTTGAAATGGGGGGTGATGGGTCCTTTATAAGCGACCCATCTTTCCTGAATAAGGTTGTTCAGGATAAGTGTAGGGATCCTCGAGAGGCCCTATACAGGATGAGTTCTCTTATGACTCACTCCTTCAACTTCCGTTTTGTTCGCTCTGAGCGAACTACGGAAGTTGCACACAAGCATCATTTTATGGTGCCTGTTTACGAGGAACTTTCTAAGTACCTCGGTGATGCTGTCATCCGTCCTCGGGACAGCACTCAGAAGACCTTATTACGGTCTCTGAAGATCAAGGGTCTTGAGACCCCTGAGCATACGTGGTTGCGCCTCTGTCGAGGCTTCCACTATGAGCAAGTTTTCAATGGAAAACTTGTTATTCTCGAACCTAAGTTTGAGAAGAAGCTTGATTTCAAGCTCGGCCGTACGGAAGATCCTTCTGTAGGGCTAATGCCGTTTATTCGGCATTGGGCGAATCCTGGTTTCAGGTTCGTCAGTCCATCTGAATATTGGGTTCAGAAGGACTTGGTTGAACGGGTAGATCCCCTCAACCTGCAGTGGCGCTGGGAAAGCGTCGACTTTCTAAGGTACCCTAGTGCCTTTGAAATCTACTCAAATTTTTTGAGAGATGAGGTGGACTTTACTGAGACCGCCTTTTCCGATGTCATTAATTTATTGACTCGGAATACCCCTCTCCCTGAGAGGGTTCTGAGGAGGTTAAACCTCTTCATGGAGAGTGACTCTTATATTTTGAGCACTCTTCCCCCGGGACATCACACCGTTTTCGGTCTTGTCACGAGGGACTTCCGCCTTTGTGCGGAGGTCAGGAAGCGCCTAAAAGGCCCTTCCTCCGAGTGCATTGTGTATGCACTAGACCCGACCATCTACTTGGCTGGGTTGATGTATGTCGGTAAAGACATACGTTACGTCAGGTGTAATCCACCACCTGACGACCTCAACTGGGTTGAGGATGCCGGCGCGCTTTTGCACGCCGACTATACCGAATTCACAGACGGTTTTGCCCATGACCGGGAGGTCACGGGCTGGGAGGAAGGTTCAACCTTCCACCCTGGCTACCCAATTATTGGGCAGTTCCACCGGTATCACACCGGTGTGGTTGTGATCCGTTTAGATCACAGCGCGAATCGGGGTTCTGCTAACGCATAACCGATCCGCCACCACTCCCCTTTACGGAAGTAGCGGTCCGACCCTTGCCCCGGCAGGGGGTGGGTGCGAC